ATCGCTACTATCGAAATCTTCTGGGGAGGCGCTCATTTGAGCAAATTGCTTATCTAAAAACTTTCTAAAATCTTTTTTACTTGCAAAACTAGGAACTTCCCCACCCTCTTGATAATAATTAACTGGGCCACCTTGCTGGTATTCCGGCCTAACCTCTACAGGGTCTATCATAGGAATGCCATTAATTGTTCTTTGAAGCTGGTTACCAGTAGAAGCGTAGTGACCAAGAACAGAGCGTTCTGGCTTCATTCTAAGATGGCGTTCCAATCCATATTCAGGTGTATCTTGGGTTTCGCTTTGAATGCGAGTACTAAGCACGCCAGCTAATTCTTGCAGTGCTTTAACTCGAGGGCTATCCATATCACGTATATCATCATACCCAACCAGCATCTCATCCTTTGGCATCCCAGCCTCGAGAGCCATCAAATCCGTCATCGTATATTTCTGCTTGTTTAGTAACGGGCTTCTAAATTTTACTGCTTCTTCGACTTTTCCACCCATTTGGTAGCCATATTTTTTTTTATCTTCTTGATTATACATTCTACGACTATGAAGTTCTCCACCACCTTCATAGCTATCAATCATACCACCTTGCTCTTTATACTGCATTAATGGTGCTAAAACCTCTTCCATTGAGGTTGCCCCACGTGGGTCTTCCGTCAAAGTTTGTCTAGGTTGTCTACCTCCACGCGCTCTGTATATACCTGTTAAAACAGCAAGCGGATTTAGAGGGTCTAGATGTGTCTCTTCCGAGGAACCTTCTCCGGAGGAAAGAGAATATTTGTCTTCGAAATCAGTCATATAGTCAAGAGCTTTGCCGAATTCTTTGTCGGAAAGCTCACTTAAAAGTCTTTCTAGGTCATAAGGTTTAGGTTTACTTACGTCAAAAACGTCTCCGTGAAGTTGTTGTACTTTGTAATGAGCAGCGCGCTCACTTTCAGGAAACATATCCGCCATCAATTTATTACTATTTTGTTCGGCAGCTATCTGACCACCATCTTGATACATAGGTGATTTAGGCTGGGTAAGTCCGTTTTCCATAGAAGCGGAAGCAATCAATGCGTCCATAGCTGAATTGCCGTTCTGCATTTGCTGCATAGCACGACCTTCATTGGTAATTTGTTTTAAAACGGGTAAATAATCGGGGACGGCTTCTTTAGGAATTATCCATTCGCCACCCTCAAGTTCGACGGGTTGTTCGCCGGCAACCATGCCAGCTACACCGCCTTGTGCGTGAGATGCCCCTCTTACTAGGCCGTAACTGGGGAATCTGCTTTTTCTTTTAGCCATATGGTATGTGGATTAACAGCTTTATTAAAATGATTGCAAAACAGTTGTGTTAAGACTTACTTAACACCTTGTGTCAATATACGAATAGAATATAAAGTAATGCAACTATTAATATAATTAATTTCTAGCACCCGTCATCCAATTGTATTTTCGAAGCTTAGGAAGTAGTCTATCTTTACGTTTACTACTGGCAAAGCCCTCTTTGCTTGTAGCTTGCGACTTAGGCGCCCTTGCAAAGTAGTCTGCGTAGTATAAGGCATCCATGATATCATCATTCCTAGGTTTTGGGTGTTCAAAGAACTCGTCTACTATCTCAGTCATTTCTCTTCTAATAAACAGTTTCTTTGAATTAACGATAGGGCCTAGTGTTGTTTCAAGTCTATCTTCCTTTTTTATCCTATTCGGTGGCTTAACACCTTTAAAGATACCGGGCATTAGTCTTTTTTCGTTAGCACTCATACGTGTAACCATGTCTCGAACCATCTCCTGTGCAGCCACAGTCTCAATGGTTACTCGCTTTACAGGACTATATCTCTTAGCTATCTCTATAATCTTAGCTGGAACGTCAAATGTGGGTATTCTTTCTCTGAAATATTCTAATACATAACGATTATTCTTTGAATCAATACCCATAACAAGTATGACCTGAAAATCGGAAGTAGCTGTAGCTGTAGCGGCAAGGTCAACACCGAGGTAAATATTAATAGGAATCACTTCTTCGTCATCAACAATGTAGTTAAACCCGTTCATAAGCTTGTGGTCACCGCTATAATGCTGTATTCTATCTATTTTAAAGGCTGCATTTGATATATCACGTGCATCATTCATATACTCTTGAGCGAACTTATTGACTAAACCAGCTTCGATAAACTCTTGTTTCTTGTGATTTAGCTTAGCTAATGGGAATTGTTCGGGCCAGAGAGCCTTTCCATCTTCTACAGCACGATGAAAGAAGACATCCCATGGATATGTACGATTATCTTTCTTTGCTCGCTCGTGTCCATCATAGGTCATCTGCAAGAAACTGTCATAATGAACGATAGTACCCGCTAACCATATCCAACCTTCGTTACCCGGGGACTCTTCTAGTGCAGGATAGATTGTAGAGACTACCCATTTCTTAATTTCAGAGCGACGTTCAGGTGTCTTTGTATTTAGTTCAGACTCGAAATCGTCCAATATAATACCTGTATACCTTACATCAACCTCAGCACGCCCCCTTAGACGCTGACTGGTACCTTTGGCTATAATCCTGTCCCCTTTGGGAGTAACTAAATCTTTTTCTGTCCATCGCTTACCTAGCATACCACCATCCATATTACCAAAGTAATACTTAATAGTCTTATTTGTTTCTAAATGATATCTAAGGTATTTTAAATGGTCAATAGCCTGACCTTGCTCTTCGGATACCCATGCAATAAAGTTCTGGTCATCCTCACCAGCAAAACAAAGTTTATGTAAAATAGCTGATTTAGACAGAATAGACTTACCAAAGCCACGAGGAAGTATAATACAAAGGCGTTCGCCGGGTTTAGTAGATATTAGTCTTTTAGAAAGTGTGTAATGACAATCAGGTGAGGCACTTTTGTGCATAAAATCCTTAGGAAGGAAGGCTCTCCCAAAGAATAACAGGTCTTGATAAGACTTAGCTAGTATCTCATCCCGCCGAGTCATCTCTTCAGGGGGAGGTATTATGCTAAATGTCTCTATCTTCTTCTTTACGGGTAAGTCTTCTGATTCTTTTTCGTTTAATTCCATACCTAGTCTTTGTTTTGGATATAAGCCTTTTGACTCTATTCCTTGCACTCGCTGTCTTTTTCAACTTACCACTTAACTTTATCAGACCAATAGGCCGCTGATATTTTTCCTCGGTCGATATTCTTAGCGTGTCTGGCTTTAAAAGCACTTTTCCTTGCTTTCTCCGACTCAGACTTCGGGTTTTTGCCTGCACCACTTACACCTTGCTGCCCAAAACGGATAAGTTTAATAACGTTACCTACTTTAGCTACGACAACATGACTCTTCTTAGGATGGTTTGGTGTTTTTTTGGGCTTATTATAGCCCGTTACCCCTGCACGAGTCAGTCTTGAATCTTTTTTAACCGCCATTACTTACCCCAACTTTTCTTAGCGACAACCTTAGCGTCTTTAGCTAAGTCACCATAGTGGAATAACTTCTGACTATTAGGCCCATGTGTCTTACCTGTATGTAAATCACCATTAGGCATCTTATGTAAACCTGCTTTATGTTGCTTACCACTTTTTAAGTAGTGCTTTACGCCCATTCCCATCTTATACCTCTATTATATCAATGTTGTAAATTGCTGTTCCCCACTGCACATACATAGGATATGGCCAATAAGGTCTATTGAGACGCATTTTCTTCTATTAGCCCCGACTCAAAGGCTTTAAGTTTCTCTTTGGTAAAGCCAGTGAACTCCTGTATGAGTGCAATGGACTCTGATTTCTTATCAGTAGACAATAATCCGGATATCTTCATTAATGTTTCCAGCGCTCTGAGTCTATCTCCGTCACGAGCATCAGGCTTATCAACCACTGACTTAGCATTTTCGAGCAAATAGGTCTTGGTAATGCCCAATCCATCCATTAGCTCTTCAACTTCTTTGTTAATCAATGTTCTTATCCTCTTCTGTCTTAGTAAAATCTTAGTACGGGTTGCAGCATATCTGCGATTTTGGGTCTTATATACCGTTAAATAGGCATCTGTAGCATCTCGACCCATGGCAACCATCTTAGCAAACAACTTCTCACGGGAAGTAATGTACTTGCTTGTCTTATATTTAGTAAAAGTGTATATGTCTGACGCTGGTGACCCGGATAAAGTCGCACTGTCAACGGCAAATACCGTACCTAATAGGGTGCGAATGTACTCCGTCTTCTTATTATATTGATTGCTATGCATTACAGAACGCTTTAATACACTAAATACCTGTCCATCGTCACTTACCGTCCACTCACCTTCAAGTGCTTCTCGCCAGTTTTCCTTTATTTCCGCTTTCTTATGGTGTTTACGGAACTCAGACTCATCTTCATACAAGTGGTATGCTACACCACTGATGGTCTTTATGTGCATACTACGCTTCTACTTTGAAGAAATCAGGCTCAAGTACGTCAATTAAGGTGGGAGACTCAAGCTCATCAATTAAAACGAGTATTTCCATCATGTACATATGGTCACCGGTCTCCCGGAACTTATATGATAACGTTTTTAAAGTGTCTATTGCGGGGCCTAGGTCTAACATTTCTATTCTAGGGTTTATTTCCATGGCCTAAATATACTGATTCCTTTATATTTAAACAAGATGATAATAGGGGTTGACTTATATAGGGTAAATAGAATAAATTCCATTGTCGATTGAGACATCATAATATTAATACTATAGTAATATAGTACTATATAGTACTATAGTAAGTACTTACTATAGTATAATATTATAATATTAAAAAAAGAAGAGAATAGTATATATTAAGTATAGTAAGTATTAAGTATAGTAAGAATAGTACCGCGAAATAGTATAGTAGTACCGCGAAAAGCCATACCCCTCAAACTCTCAAAAACTTCTAAAAAATAATATCTGTATGCGTGTGTGTCTTATATATATACGGGAGTCCCCCCCCTAAGCCTTTCAGGTTGAAATAATCGGGGTTGAAAAAACCAAGGTCGATTCCTCAGGTTGAAAATAGTGACGGCTAACCTGCGCAGGATATGGGATGGATGACAGCAGCAAGCACGATTCCCGGCCCAAGTTCTACTAAGTTCCATTCGATTGTAGATTATTTCTCGAGGGTGATGGAACTATTTTAAAATACTTGGGAACTTTCTTCCCTGTCATATGTGTACGGTATAGCTATTTGAAAATTTGATGACTTGGTCTTCCTCCGGATGGAGGATGTGACTGGCGGGGAATAGTCCCGCTCCAAGTCTTGAGGATGTCCCAAGGGGTAGCATCCAATAACATTATTAATCTTAAAAGAAAGGTGAGTACAATGGACATATTGAACTACAAAATAGATGATTCTATAATACTGACTAAAGACGAACTGTTTCAAGAACAGGCCCCAAGTTTCAACTTTGAACTGGACGCAGACCAACTACTGGCCAAGGCCCTCAAGCTTGGCTTTGTTGTTAAGGTTGGAGATGACCAGTACCTGCAGAACTTGGACTATTAAAGATGATAAACCGGGGGGAGAGTAACACTTCCCCCCACAATTAAGAAAGATAATAACAATGAAAACAAATAATATAATGTCAGCATTGGAACACAAAAGAAACCAGTTACATATGGAGACGTTAAGGGCCATCAGGGATGAGTTAGCAAAGAATATCGGAACACACCAAGGCGATACATCCAAAAAGCTATTTGTCATGAACTCTTATGTTGACGATAACGTCTTAACAATAGATACTGATGAAAAGGACTTTGCAACAGGCGGAACCATGAACAGCCCCGTAAGTCTCACCTTATGGCTAAAAGTCCATGGGATTGCTTTCAGGGATAGTGATAAGGCCATAACAATCTTAGGATTCCATCCATTGGAGATGTTCTAATGAGCAGGAAACATTACCGCGAAATAGCGGAGATACTGAAGGAATGTAACTACCCAGAGCATTGGTCGTTTAAAACAGTTATTGACGACCTCTGCGCTATGTTCAAACGAGACAATCCGAACTTCAAGCCGGAAGTATTTAAAGAGGCTTGCGGACTTAAATAACACCCAACAGGGGGCAGGACAGCCCCCGGATAGGCTAACAATGGAAAATAAATACATACTAAGTTGGTTGCCAACTCAAGACAGCGATATGGCATACCCTTTAAAGGATGTAACCATTATCGAGACAGATAAAAAAGGTTATTCAGAAACAGAATGGCAAATGGACAGGGCGACTATCGTCGCGAGGAACCAAAGGCAAGGGATAACGGAAAGGGATAGGGTAAAAGCCGAGGCTATCTCCATGAGATAAGGCTTTGATGATAAAACAGGAGACCCCCGGAGAAATCTGGGGGTCTT